TTGGCATTGGCTTTGGTATTCGTTCGGCTGACGATAAAAGTACTGGCGTTATGCCTCACCTCAAAATGTATGACGCAAGTTCTTTGGCATACCGTCAGGGTCGCACCCGTCGTGGTAGTTATGCTGCTTATCTGTCTATTGATCATCCAGATATAATCAACTTCCTAGAGATGCGTAAGCCGACAGGTGATCAAAATATGCGAACTCTTAATATGCACCATGGTATTAATATTCCAGATCGCTTCATGGAAATTATTGAGCAGTGCATGATTGATCCAAACTTTGATGACTCATGGCCACTTGTTGATCCAGCATCGAAAGAAGTTCGTGAAACAGTATCTGCAAAAGATCTCTGGCAGAAATTGCTTGAGATGCGTATGATGACTGGTGAACCATACCTCCACTTCATTGATGAATCAAATCGTAAGATGCCTCAGTGGTTGAAAGATAAAGGTTTACAAATTAACCAGAGCAATCTTTGTTCAGAAATTATTCTACCAACTAACGAGAAGAGAACAGCTGTATGTTGTTTGAGTTCTTTGAATCTCGAATACTATGATGACTGGAAAGATAATGCATTATTCCTTAAAGATATTGCTGAGATGCTTGACAATGTTCTGCAGTATTTTATTGATCATGCTCCTTCCGCAATTAAGCGTGCAAAGTACTCAGCAACTCGTGAGAGAAGTATTGGTATTGGTGCGCTAGGTTGGCATGCATATCTACAAAAGAATAATCTTCCATGGGAATCATCATTGGCAGTTGGACGAAACAAACAGATGTTCGCAAACATTAGAGGAAAATTAGATGAAGCGAATAAGACACTTGGAATGGAGAGAGGTGAGGCTCCTGATGCTGAAGGTACTGGTAATCGTTTCAGCCATCTCATGGCAATTGCTCCCAATGCTAGTTCTTCCATTCTTATGGGCAATACCTCTCCTAGTATTGAACCTTATAGGGCTAACGCTTATCGCCAAGACACTCTATCGGGTTCTCACCTGAATAAGAATCGTTGGTTGGATATAGTTATTCAGAATCACTTGTCTGATGATAGTGGAACAATATCAACAAATGATTATAATGACATTTGGTCATCAATCATTGCCAATGATGGTAGTGTTCAACATCTAGATTGGATGGACGATTGGACAAAAGATGTATTCAAGACTTCAATGGAGATTGATCAGCGTTGGGTAGTTCAGCATGCAGCAGATCGTCAAGAGTTCATTGATCAGGCACAATCATTAAACGTATTCTTTAGACCAGATAGTCACATTAAATATATCCATGCGGTTCACTTCATGGCATGGAAACAAAAACTTAAGACTATGTACTATTGCCGTTCCGACAAGATTGCTAAAGCAGATAAAGTTAGCAAACGAATTGAACGAGAAATTATTAAAGAGATTAATTTACATGACCTGACAGAAGGTAACGAATGTCTGGCATGCGAGGGATAATATGATAACGAAAACAAAATCAAGACTTACAGACACAAGAGATTCATTTAAACCATTCAACTATCCATGGGCTTATGACGCATGGTTGAAGCATGAACAAGCACATTGGCTTCATTCAGAAGTACCCATGGCTGAAGATGTTAAGGATTGGAAAAAGAAATTAACCACTGAAGAGAAAACTTTTCTCACAAACATCTTTAGATTCTTCACGCAAGGGGATATTGACGTTGCTGGTGGTTATGTTAACAACTACCTACCTTATTTCCCACAGCCTGAAGTACGTATGATGTTATTGGGTTTTGCGGCAAGAGAAGCATTACACATCGCTGCATATTCACACTTGATTGAGACTTTGGGTTTACCAGAATCTACTTACAACCAATTCCTAGAGTATCAGGAGATGAAGGACAAGCATGACTATGTACTTGACATTTCTAGTCGCAATGGTACTATCGCTAGTACTGCTGAGCATATTGCTGTTTTCAGTGCCTTTACTGAAGGCATGCAGTTGTTTAGTTCTTTTATCATGTTGCTTAATTTTCCTCGTCATGGACTGATGAAAGGTATGGGTCAAATTGTTACTTGGTCTATTGCCGATGAAACAATCCATGCTGAGTCAATGATCAAGTTGTTTCGTGAGTACATCAAAGAGAATCCTGAGATCTGGAATGACGAACTTAAATCTAAGATCTACACTATTGCTGAACGTATGGTAGAGTTAGAAGACAAGTTTATTGATCTGTGTTATCAGGGTGCTGATATGCGTGAACTATCTACTGCAGATGTTAAACAATACATTCGCTACATTGCTGATCGCAGATTGATTAGTCTTGGAATGAAGGGTATCTTCAAAGTTAAACGTAACCCACTACCATGGGTTGAAGAAATGATCAATGCTCCAATCCATGGTAACTTCTTTGAGAATCGTGTAACTGACTATGCCAAAGGTGCACTGTCTGGTACATGGGGTGATGTATGGGGGAAAGCAGCATGACAAGTAAAGTATTTGAATGCGATACCTGCGGTGCTGAAGGTAAAATCGTAATTAAAGGCACAGATCTAAAATACGAAGACATAGTCTACTGTCCAGTTTGCTCTGCTGATATTTATGAAGAAGAGGACGCTGACGAGGAAGAATAAATAGTCCTGTTATCACACGGGATTATTTTTAATGTGGATTTATAATAGCGAAATTATTGAACAACTTCCTGAAGACTGCATTGGTTTTGTTTACCTTATTACTAACAAAACCAATGACAGGAAATATGTAGGTAAGAAGTTAGCCAAATTCTCAAGAACTGTTACAAAGACAGTAACTCTAAAGAATGGCACTAAGAAGAAAAAGAAAGTCAGATCTAAAATTGATTCTGACTGGATGGAATATTATGGGTCAAGCATTGAGTTGAACAAAGATGTGGAGATCCTCGGTAAAGAAAACTTTACTAGAGAAATACTGTATTTTTGTAAATCGAAGGCAGAGTGTAGTTACATCGAAGCCAGAGAACAATTCACAAGGAGGGTATTGGAATCAACGGATTATTATAATGGACAGATTTCTGTTCGAGTCCATGGTTCTCATATTATAAACAAATTATGACATATCTACTATTTGCATCAGCACTGTCTTTATCGGCAGTAGCTGCATATTACTCAGTCATGGGACTAGTGGCAATATTTGCTGCAGCCCCAATTCCGATCTTGGTCATGGGCAGTTTACTTGAGGCATGCAAGTTAGTTGTTGCTTCATGGTTATACCGTTCATGGAAAGAAGTACCAATGTTATTGAAATCGTATTTTACGATATCATTGGTAGTTTTGATGATACTCACCTCAATGGGTATTTTTGGTTATCTATCTAAAGCACACCTAGACCAAGCTATTCCAACAGGTGATGTTGCAGCAAAACTTTCACTCATTGATGAAAAAATTAAAACCGAAAAGGAAAACCTAAATGCAAATCGTCAAGAACTTAATCAATTGGATGCGCAAGTCAACGAAACCATCAGTAGAAGCGGAGCCAGTACCAACGCCAATTCCGCAACCAGTGGAGTTGAAAGAAGCATTGCCATCCGAAGAGCCCAGCAAAAAGATAGAGCCAGAATCCTCAGCGAAATCGGTGCAACGCAAACCAAGATCGCAAAACTCCAAGAAGAACGTGCGCCCATCGCCAGCGAAGTCCGCAAAGTCGAAGCCGAAGTTGGTCCAATAAAATACATTGCGGCATTAATCTATGGAGATAACCCAGAAGTGGACGTGCTTGAAAAGGCAGTTCGCTGGGTTATCATTATGATTGTTATTGTATTTGATCCACTGGCAGTTCTTATGCTAGTTGCAGCAAACTGGCAAATGAAAAAAGATAAAGATACTATTGAACCAGTTAAAGAAGTAAAAGTTGAAGAAGTAAAAGAAGAACTTGATGATCCCACAACATGGGAGAAAATCACTGATAAGATGAAGTGGTCAGAAGTATTCTTTAAGAAACCAGTTCCATTACCAACTGATGCCAAAGAAATAATCAACGATTTCTTTCAAAAGGATAAAGTTGAAGTCAGTGAAGAAAAAATAAGAATTGAACCAACTATCAAAGATACTAAACCAGTTGAATTTGATTCTGCTGGTAGAAGAATCACTCCTCTTTCTGAGCAAGAAATCCTTGCAAAAACCATTGAAAAAGATGTAGACGATTTGCAAAAGAAACCCTAAAATTTCCTAAATAGAATTAGTTCATTACTAAAACTATAAAAAATATGGATTTCTTTAAGATCGTAGCGGAAGTTGGGTTTCCCATTGCTGCTGCAGTTGCAGCTGGGTATTTCGTTTTCCTGACCCTAAAATTTATTCTTGCTGGCGTAACTTCGTCAGTTAAAGGTATGGCTGGTATCATTATGGCTCTTGATAAAAGAGTATCAGCAATGAACCATGACGTGATCCGCATTGATACTAAAGTCAGTCATGCTTTAGGAATCCCTCCTGATTTAGATAGAATCGCTAGAGCAGAACAAAGTGATGCGAGGAGAGATTGATGGATTTAGTATCATTAATTAACAAATATGGATTCCCAATTGTTGCAGCTGGTGGAATGGGATATTTTGTGTATTATGTCTGGACGTGGGTAACTACAGAAATTAAACCAGTAACGAGTGAAGCAAATAATGTCTTAATTGCTCTGATTGATCGTATCCGTATGTTGGATAATGATTTGATTAGATTGAATCAAAAAGTGAACGTCATCCTTTCGTTACGAGAAAGCGGAAGCATTAAAGATGACAGCAAAAAAATTAGTAGCAGTAGCGATACTCCTAAGTCTGAATAACGCATACGGAGCAGAACTTCAGCATTCCTTCAATAGTCCATCCTTCTCTGGTGTGGGCTATTCGTCACATGTTCTAACAATCAAACAGTTAGAAGACCAGCAAAAAGAAAAAAACTCAGCAAAAGCAGATGCTATAAAAGCAAAGGCAGAAGCTGAAGCATTGAATACTCCATCAGCGAGATTCCTTTCTAATCTTGAATCCCGTGTTTATGCTCAGTTAGCAAAACAACTCACAGACTCAATGTTTGGTGAGGGTGCAACTTGCACTACTAAGGGTATAGTCTGCGGAACAATCCCAGATCTTGGTGGCAATACAATCTCTTGGAAATTAGGTGATGGATCAGATAATGGTATGATTATCATTAGCATCGTCAACAATTCCAATCCATCTCAAACAACTATAATGAAAGTGCCTTCTGGTACTTTCGCATTCTAAGAGGTGGGTATGAACAAGACACTTATCTCTGTATTAGTCGTTACTCTACTTGGTGGTTGTGCCACTGGTTCAGCCATTCGTGAGAAAATTACTGGTAATCAGTTTGATGAACCAAAAGTTGAACAAAGTAAATTTCTAAAGAAAGAAAAGAATAGACTAGCACCTCCAGCTGGTGGACCAGTACCAGTTGCTGTATATTCTTTCAATGATAAAACTGGACAGCGTAAATCTGTTACAGGTATTGCATCACTATCATCGGCAGTTACACAGGGTGCTGAGAGTTATCTCATTAAAGCATTGCAAGATGTAGGTGATGGTCGTTGGTTTACTGTTCTTGAACGTGTTGGTCTCGAGAACTTAATTAAAGAACGTCAGATGATTCGTCAGATGCGTGAACAATATCAGGGTCGTGATGCTAAGCCATTACCAGCCATGGTGTTTGCAGGAATTATTATGGAAGGTGGTATTGTTGGATATGACAGCAATACTATTACTGGTGGTTCTGGAATGAGATTGTTTGGTATTGGAGCATCTACTCAATACCAAAGTGACACTGTCACAGTAACGCTACGCACAGTATCTGTGAGTACAGGCGAAGTCCTTACATCAACAACAGTTACTAAAACTGTTTTGAGTTATATGGACAAATTAACTTTATTAAGATTTGTTGATGATGGTACGGCACTTGGAGCAAATGCTCTAGCACTTGAAGGTGAGATTGGTGGTAGTATTAATGAAAGCATAAACAAAGCAATTGATGTAGCTGTTCAGGCAGCAGTAGTTAATACAATTCAAGAAGGTAGTCGTAAAGGTATCTGGGCATTTAAACAAGAGATCGTTGTTGCCCCAACACCTATCCCATTGATTGAAGTTGCCCCAGCACCTGTCCCAGTAATTGAAGTTAAGCAAGAACTGAAGATCGAAGAAAAGAAGTCTGAAGTTAAACTAGCTGAAGAACCAAAAGTAGAAATTAAACCGACTGCTGAAGTTCCTCCACCACAAACTGTTGTTGGTAAGAAAATGATTTTGGATGATTATTTTTATGTACGTAAAGAACCAAAATTAGAAACAACTAAAATGTGGTTATTTGATAAAAATGAAGAAGTGGTAATAATTTCCCAGAGCGATGGTGACTGGGTAGAAGTAAAGAATACTATGGGTAGAAAAGGTTTTATTAAACTGGAAAAACTCAAGGAGAAGAACTAGGGTACAGACTGCTTGTCTGCCAACTTAGTTCACAAAAAAGATGTTAAAAAGCATAAAAGGAAATGGCGTATTTCCGAGAAAATTATACGCAATTCTAGCATTGGCTGCAATGCCGATGTCGGGAATAGCTGTAGCACAATCCACATCTGGTAACCTAGTTTATATTGAGCAGGTAGGTAGCGGAAATACAATAACAATTGAACAGGTGGGTAGTGGAAATAGTGTTGGTGGAACTGCAGGAACAACTACTGTTGCTGGTACTGGAATAACAACTCTTGTACCTACAGCAGCGAGTTCATCAAACTATGCAACTATTACTGGAAATAATAACATTGTTGCAAAAACACAAACTGGTGATAATAATACTGCACAATACAATATTAGAGGTGGTAATAATACCTATAACAGTACTGTGACTGGTAACGATAACCAAACTAATTTAACAATTGGCACACAGGGTGCTGCTAATAATACACAAAACGTAATTACTGAAACTGTTGTTGGTGATAGCAATACTATCATTCAACAAATTACTGGAACACAAATTGCATCTTTAACTTCTATAACTGGTAACAACAACCAAGTTACTAATAGTTTATTGAGTAATCGTGGTTCAGTATCTAACACTATTAGTGGTAACTTTAACATTACCAATTCACAACAGACTGATGGTGCTGGCGCAAATGGTCATCAGTTAGTAATGAATACACTTGGTGACTACAATAGTATTACAACTCAACAGCAAGGTATGAACGATACAACAGTTAATGTTTCAACAATAGGAAGCAACAATACGATAACAGTTAGAAGTAGCAGTACTGCTATCTCTAATCCAGTGTCAGCCATTCCTAGATAAAAAATGAAATATCTTTTTGTTATTCTGTGCCTATTGTCAACCAGTAGTTGGGCAGCAATAGGCACAGTCACAGAGAACAAAGGAAATGGTTGCGAGATAGTTCGTGGTAAAAATAAACTATCTGGCAATAAAGGTGCTGGTGTTGAATCAATGGACACCATTACTAATGGCGCATGTGAAAGTAAAATCACATTTAAAGATGACACCAAAGTCAACATAACTGCAAACAGCAGATTACTGATTGATGACTTTGTGTTTGATCCAAAAGCAAGTGACTCTGGCAAACTCGCATTGAAGGTTGCCATGGGTTCTGTCAGATATGCATCTGGTCAGATTGCTAAAAATAATCCACAACAGGTAGATATTAAAACTCCAACAGCAACCATTGCTGTTCGTGGAACTGACTTCAACATGGTTGTTGATGAAACAGGACAAAGTCTTGTTATTCTTTTACCATCATGTAAAGATGATAAGGATGTCAAGAAGTTTGAGTTAGAAGAAAACAAATGTAAAGTTGGTAGAATTGAAGTAACTACCATGGCTGGTTCAGTAACTCTTGAAGAAGCATTCGCTGGAACTTATGTCTTCAGTGCAAATGCTGCACCTACACCTCCAAGAATTATTAATACTGTTGAAGGTAACATTGGCAACCATCTATTACTTGCACAACCAAAAGAAGTTAAACAAGCCATTCGTGAAGCCACTGGTAGAGAACGAGAAGAAAAACAAAGAGATCAGCAAGATTTGGATTCTGCTCGTGATCAAAACCCAAACAAAAATTTATCATCATTACAAAATGCTTACATGTTAAATTCTGGTGCAGGTAAGGGAGATGGAAATTGTAACTCCATTACTAACATTTGTGTTACATGGGAAAGAACTGATACACCAGATATTCAAAGTAGAGGTAAGGGTGTGGCGTATCGTGGATCAGATTTAGATCACTATGCTGAAGTTAAAACACAGGGGTTTGTTTCTAATACTACAATTAATGTTACACAAAACTGGATGCCAGCAACTGAGATGCTCGGAGATGGATCTCCAGGTGGTAATGTAGTTACTATTATTCAGAACATGGGTGTGAGAAGAAGTCGATGAAAAGATTTTTAATTTTATTTACATTCCTTTATTGTATTTGTATAAGCGCATACAGTCAAGCAGCTGGTTTGGTTGACTTAAAGTTTGGACGATACCAAATTGCAGATAGTCAGTGGAATGTTAGTGCTTGTATGTATACTACCACATGTCAAATCTACAGCAAGAATCCAGGAACAGCATATAAGATTCCTTGGACAAGTGGACAGATACAGTGGGTTGCTGGTGACTATATTGCATTTGTTTCTACAGGTGATGCAACTAATCCATGGAATGCCATTCAATATACATCTAATGGCACGCAGAAAGCGATAATGGGCACTGGTCACATCATCAACATGGGAACAGATTATTTCTTCTTTGTTGGTAATGATAATGACACTGGTCAACTATTCAGCATGACTTCTGGTTTTGCCAATACTGCTGGTGTTACTTGGACTGGTACATTGAATCCAACTGCTACTCAGGTTAATGCATACGCTACAAATGGTTCAACAACCCCACTTGCAGCAGGGGAAACTGCTGCACCATCTGGACCACCACCTCCACCACCATTGTGTTGTGGTGGATCTTCTGCTCAATTTAATTCTGATGCAACAAATACTGCAAAAATTTTATCGTTTGTTAATAGAACTTCTCAAGACAGTCAGGTATACGTTGATCAAATTGGTAACTCGAACCTAATTGAAATAATTCAGAGTGGTACTAAAAACAACTACGCTAAGTATCAGGGTAATGGTTCATTCAATGATGTGTTTATTGGGCAGTCTTCAACTAATCCGTTGGCGACAAATTATACAGATTTAACAGTTAATGGTAACAGCAATACAGTTACTGTTACTCAACAAAGCACTGGTGGTGGAAAGGGTGCATTTGTAAACATATCGGATAACAATAATACTTTACTATTGCAACAGAAAGATTCTGGTAGTCACTATGCCGATGTTACTATTTCTGGTGGAAATAAAAACGTAGATATTCTTCAACAGGGTTCTGCTAGTCACATGACTAAGATTGGACTTACTGGAATGCCAGTTGATTTAAGTTTGACACAAAGTGGTTCAACGCAAAACTTCTATTCTATTAACTTTAACTGTGCAACAGTAGGTGGTTGTGCAAAGATTACTGTTCAGCAAGGGCAATAAATAAAACATGTGGAACAATCACGAAGTAAACTATAAGTATGGTGACTGGGAAAGAAAACGCACAAAGGCAAAAGCTGAACAGTTGCAACGCAATTTTGTTCTAGGTCTTTTAATGATTTCCGTAATCCCAGTTCTTATCATTATAGGTTTTATTTTCAAATAAATACAAAACAATTATAAGGATTGATATGAAATTAGTAATCTCGTTATTCTTAGCGATAACATCTTTAACAGTAAATGCATGGACACAACGTCCACCAGAGCCAGTTCAAAACTGTGCCGTGCATAGTCCTTATGGATTTGCTCAAACTGCAACTCCAGTTCTACCAATCTGCCGTCAAGCATACCTAGTTGCTTATGATGCGCCAGTAAAAATTCCAAAGTACGTAGCCTACACTTTGACACCACCAAATGCTCTTGGTTGTGTTGCTCGTACAAACGCATTCGTAGCTGATCAATCATTGAATGGTACTGGTGCTCACCCAAATGATTACGTTGGCACTGGATATGACAAAGGTCATGCCGTACCAGATGGTGATTTGTCTTGGGATCAACAGGTAGAGTATGAATCATTCCTAATGACAAATATGTATCCACAGGCTGGCTCATTGAATCGTGGTATCTGGAAATTACTTGAGACTTCAGTTCGTGGTTGGGCAGTTCAAACTAATCAGACTTATACAATATACGTTGGTGCATTCTATGGTGCTGGCGATAAAGTTATCGGTAATGGTGTTCTAGTACCGCATGGCTACTACAAGATTGTTATCAATCAGACAACAAATGAAGTTGCTGGTTGGGCATTCCCACACACAGCACCTTATCCTAATTTAGGCAATGACTTACGTGCATTCCGTATGCCACTTGCTCAACTTGAACAAACAGCTGGTGTTAAGTTTTCGTATCCAAAAGGAGCGAAAGAACTACAACCTGGAACAGAATGGGTAGTTGATTATGGTGCATTAACAAATGCAAAACGTGCAAAATGCGGCAGAGCCGAGTAACTTAGGAGAAGTAAAATGTTAGATATACTACTATGGGTAGCAGTTGGTGCTTTCGTTGGTTGGAATTTCCCACAGCCATTTTGGGCTAAAATTATTCAAGACAAAATTCAAGGAATGATTGCTAAAAAATAATGTTAACATTAACTCCAGCAGCATCTGAACAAATAAATGAGATTCTCCTTGACGAACAGGCTCCATATGTTCGTGCATTCATATCTGGTGGAGGATGTTCTGGTTTTAATTATGGGTTTACAATTGAAACAGAAAAGTCAGAAGATGACTTCATAATTGATCAGCTTATAGTTGATGCCATGAGTATGCAATATCTTGAAGGTGCAACCCTAGACTACAAGAGTGATAGATTACAAGGTTCTCAATTTGTAATATCTAATCCTAATGCAAAATCCACATGTGGATGCGGGAGTTCATTTAGCGTATGAAAAAATTTATACTTATAGCAGTACTTTGTTTAAGTGGTTGTTCAACTATAACTTCTCTGTGGCCAAAGCCACATGATCCAGTTATGTTTGACAATCTTGTTTCTACAAAGATTGCAGTTGAGAAGTTGAATTGTGACGACAAGAACTGGACAGATGCTGAAACTAAAATTCAGCATCTTAAGGT